AACGTAAATCGCAACATTATGAAGCCGTTGGGGATCGGCATTAAGCTCTAGAGGTGATTATGAATGGCAACAAATACAGTAACAGGAGTCCTAGTTTGTAGCAACGGAACAAACATTCCACTCAAAGGCGAGTTAGCAGAGGGTACTGAATCCGATCTGTCGACTGATACCGCATACACCGTATCCGCCCAAAACGTAGGTGATTACGCGGCAGGGTCGACAGTAACTTCAGGTCTAGTGACTTCAGATAACGGAATCGCATACGCTTACATTTTGCGCCAGGGTCTCGTAGCTGCAATCGTTCCTGTCGGAATAAAGGGCGTAACAGCGTTTACCCCTGCTCTCTGCGCCCCATTCACACTGATGGCCGGTGACAAAGTCCGAGTCATGAACAATACAGCTGCAGATCGCGAAGGTGCGCTATGTGTCTACACGAACCGAGGTGTATCTCGTATCTTTGTTGTGACTCCTTCTGGTGGAGCGACAAACGAGCTAGTCGATCTTCAAACTTCGAACAGCATCGGTGACACTCTCCAGGGGCAACAAATTCAGAAGGCACTGTTCACGAGCGTCGACGGTTCAAAGATCGAAACCCAGGGCGCGTTCGTTGTGGACGCACTTGGAAACGTTGTGGGATCTGTCTCGACTTCAGATCCTTCGAAGTATCAAGCATTGTTCAGCTCTTGTTCAATCCCTGTGAATCTAAACTTCAAAGCTCAATACCTGACAAACGCATGAAGGTGATTAGGTGAAGAAGTCCACAGAACGGAAGCGTATCAAGCGCATGAGCGGGGATGCGCGAAGGCTCTTCCTACACGGACTGATCTCCGCAGCTAGTCTGGACAAGATCAAGACGGCCCTCAAGGCTGCCGAGAAGAAACTATGACGGTGTGACATCATGGCGATGACAGACTTCCTGGACAATGTTCCTCCTAACCCGGAAGGATTCAAACCATACAAACCTCCGCCAATACGACAGGATATTCCTATTGTAGATGGCAACGGAAACGGGGCTTATGATAATGGAAATGGCGTGCCTACACCTCCTGCTGGACAATTTCCACCTATACCAGACAACATCTTTGGATTCTTTATGCTAATGATGGGGTTGTAATCGATGCCATTAGCGAATGCATCGCCCAGGGAAGCTCGCATATACGCGCTACTCAAAGGTCAAACTCTCGAAGATTTGACTGGTCAATTAGCTGCAGGTGAATTCATTCCAGAAGCAGGCAACCCGATCAGCGTTGAACAGCTCAATGAAGATGAGCTAAGACGGCTTGTCCTGGTAAAACTCGCCGTTGAATGTGTTCGAGCAGAGTGGAACGGATTACTAGGAGTGTGAATTATGCCACTACCTGATGCTAAACCGGATCGTAGGATATACGAATTGCTCAAGACCACCGATCTCGAGAACTTAACCTTCAGTGATTTCCAGGGAGTAGCAGAGAAGATCTATGCCGAGCAGGGGGCAGAGGATGAACTCCGGAGGATCGTCCTGGTCAACCTGGCACGATTAGCTGTTGTTGGTGAGTGGACTGGCCTCACCGATGCGGGCGGTGGTGGCGGGCTCGTCCTGGTCGGTGAAGAAATCGATAACCCTTCGACATACAAGTATTGGAACGTGAATTCCCTCCCGCCTTATGGTGTCGCCCGCGTTAAGACAAGCTCAAAGATGGATGGTAAAGGAATCTTCTTTCCGTTTGTAGCTGCTCAGACGGGAACTCTGACAGGAATGAAAATGAGAATTTCAACCGCTCATTCTGGAGGTAATTTCTATGCGGGCATTTACAGCGCCGACGAGGATAACGGCCTCCCTAAGACTCTAGCTGGTTATTGCACCTTCTCTACAACCTCCACCGGAACAATTGAACAAACGACTTTTTCATCATCAGTCTCAACAGTGAGAGGGACGACGTACTGGATGTATTGTAATGTGGATAACAGCACGACCGGAACGAATCTCATATTTTACGGACAAAATACAATCAATATGGGGCCAAGCCCAACAGGCGGTCCATTTGAAGATCCAACCTCAAACGAAGCGGTCGGCCTTCGTTATAGTTCAGCGACTTATGGCGCGCCAGGAGGAACAGTTACCACTTCAGATTTAGAGGCCAATGTTCCGTTTGCAGGTGGTAATACAGGTGATCCCCCAACTGTTCTTCTAGCATGGACGTGAGGGAATGCCGAAAGTCAAACCCGATAATGTGGTTCGCCATGAAATCGTCTTAGGACGATCCGAACGGGAAATCCTCGACACCCTGGTAACTGCAACTGCAGCTAATCGAGTGTTGACCCCTGTTGTTGCTTTGTTATCTGATGTGAGCGCATTGTCAGCGATCTTCATTCTCCTGGAAGCAACCGGAATAATCGATCTAGTCCCGAATGAAATTCGAGAAGGGATTGAATCTGGACTCTACAAAACAGTCGAGGAAGCTGAAGAGGCATGGAAAGAAGCTCAACGAATCAAAGAGGATCTCGAGAACGCTGCGAGACTCGCTGCAGGACTAACCGCACTCGCCCCATTACCAATCCCCCCAGGAATTCGCTTCGGTTTGGCTATGTTGACAGTAAAACAACAATTGAGTTGATCACTGAAAAAAAGTACCCTCATAGAAGCCGCTCAAGGGCTTTCTTGAAGGCCCCGAAGGTAATCCATCCTTTCTCCCTCGGTTGCTCTTAGATCGCACCCATTGGATGATTTTTCGAGTCTAGGCATTTCACAAACGCAAGATTCGACAGGATTGCCACAAATGAGGCAAATATCGATGATATGTAGGTGAAAGTCCTCTGGAACTCCCTCGAACTGTGGGTCTTCATCTTGCCAATCAATCACGCGGATTTCTTCTTCTTGCTGATCGTCCAGGACATCTTCATGATCGATCCAAGCTTTAGGATCGAAAGAATACCAATCATCATCGTCAGTCATTGCCATCACCCTCGAAGACTGAATGAATGGACCTAATCTTCCTGCCTTTCCCCATCTCTACTCGAGATGCTTTGCCTCCAGGAAAGAACCCTATCGCTGATGTCGTTGGATCCACTGGGTAGACCCATTCGCGACCGTCTTCCGTTATGTTCTCTCCAGTGAAGTGATCGAGCGTGACTTCGATGTGGAGATGATTGAAGCCACAGGGGCAATGTTCCCAGGGGGCAATCTTCCGCACGATCCCCTCGATGTAACAATCATCTGTAATAGGGAAGTCATACGATCTAACGATGTCACCAACTTTGAAACTCATTCTTTCTTCACCTCGTACTCTTCGAGCTTCGATGCCCGCGTGAAGCCTTCCTGTTTCCTCGGCCTACCCATCGCTGCGTTGCGTCGCTTCGCTTCTTCCTGGAGCGCGTGCAGTGGCATGTACGATGGCCGGTTCATCACAACTGATCGAGCGTGTCGTCCTCGTCGCCCTGGCTTCCTCCAGATCGTAGCTCTATTCCTACGACCGCACTTGTGGCATATCTTGTCGATCCTGTAGACATCATCCTGAACATTGTAGACCCAATGCCGACGGCACTTCCAACACCTCCAGATGCCCCGTTTCATGAATCAAGCGGAGAACTCAGGGACTATAAGAACACCCCACAATTCAAAGTGGCGCAGTCCACTTCTAAGAGGTCACCACTATTCCCGAAGGTATAGGTTGCAACCCCTAAACAATCACTAATAACGGTGACAGGCATGGGTGGTGGTAGTGGGTGTGGTGAAGAAACAGGATTAAGACCCGATGCGGGCTGGATGAGGGTATGATGGAGACCCTACTCATCGCGGGCGCGTGTATAGTGACAATTTTCGCTGGTTTTTACCTGCATTTGCGTTGGTCTACTCGGTTTATTGCTGAACAAATGGCGATTCTGGATGCAAAACTCGCTGAAGCTCTGACATCTACGATCCAGAACTTGCCCCTGGGCGAAATCGAACCTGTAAATCCGATCCAGATGATGATTATGCAAATGATCCAGGACAATATGGCAAAAAATCCAGCTAAGATCGTATCTCGAACACCAGACGGACAATTTGCGCCTGAAAGTGTTCCTGAAAGTGAAAAATGATTATTAGCGACATGTTTCACCATTTACGATTATGGCACGACGCAAGAAATCGAAGAGACGACGCGGACCAAAGCAGTTCAGCGTCATAAACGCGATAGAGGCGTACGCTTACGCCAATCTTTTGACTGAAGGACTAGCTGGAGTTAGTCCTGTAGGATTCATTACAGGAACCTCAGACATTTCGATGGATTACTCGAACGGTGCATTGGTTATATCTGGTGCAGATCAATTAACACTTTCAGAAATGATAACTCACCCTGGAGCTGCGTTCGCTGGAATGCAAACTAACTTCATGGCGAACTATCAAAATATGGCAGTTCAGGCAATCGGGATCGGAGTTGGATTCAAGGTAGCTAAGAAATTGCTCCGCCGACCTATCTCGAACGTAAATCGCAACATTATGAAGCCGTTGGGGATCGGCATTAAGCTCTAGAGGTGATTATGAATGGCAACAAATACAGTAACAGGAGTCCTAGTTTGTAGCAACGGAACAAACATTCC